CTTTTACTGTTGATTACACTGGTTTCGGTTGGGTTATGATTGAGAAGGGTGTATTTGAACATGAGAAGATGAAGTATCCTTGGTTTGCTCCTAAGATGCAAGTCTTTGAATCTGGTGCAGTTCAGGATATGTGCGGAGAGGATGTTAGCTTCTGCTTAGATGCTATTGATGCTGGATTTGAAATCTGGTGTGATCCTAGAATTAGAGTAGGTCATGAAAAACAAAGAGTTATCTAATGACGTTTCTTAAGAATATAGAAAAGAAGTTTTTCGAACGTTACCTAGCAGTAAGAGATAATGATTCATTATGGGATCTTACTGCTATTACTCTTACTCATCTTTCTAAAAGAGATGGAGTTGAATTTAGAGTAAGTGCTACTCCTGAATCAGTTAAGAAAAAATTAGTAACTACGTATATGAGAGGTAATTAATGGCGAAGGTTAAAAAAGGTGCACTAGGTGTTTCAGATTATATTGATTCTATCCCTAAAAAAACTCGTCAGGGTCAAGGGAAACATACAAAGTATACTGCAACTAGTAGAAATAATGCTAAGAAAGCATATAGAGGTCAAGGGAGGACATAATTATGTTAAGACTGCCTAAATGGTTAAGAACCGAAATTAAAAATATGATTAGGGAAGCTATGGATGAATGGACAGAAAGTTGCGAATACCTTACGCCTAATAGAGGAGAAGGTAGATATTATTGTTCAAAGCCAGATTGTGAAGGGGTTGCATTTAATAGTGAGTCTAATTAAAAAAATCTTCTCTCTCTAAAAAAATCCCGGAAAACTCTAGGTATGGAAAATATAATTGACAATTTCTTGAATTTTAATGATTTTCAACACATTGTTAATAATACCATAGAAACTAGTGATTTTCCTTATTATAAACCCGGATTAGGAGTTAGTTCCACTACTTCTAATGACGGGATTTATTTTATTCACATGTTTTATGGGAATAATCAAAAAAGTAACACTTTTCCTATAATACAACCCATTTTAAACCGTTTAGAAATAAAAAAATTGATTAGATGTCAATTAAATCTATATCCAAGGACTTTTTTTAGGAAATATCATGATTTTCATGTGGATTTATCAATGAAGCATAAGGGATGTATTTTATATTTGAACACAAATGATGGATTTACTGTTTTAAAGGGTAAATTGTTTAATAAAAAGATAAAATCTGTGGAGAATAGAGCATTATTCTTTAATCCAGGCAAAAAGCACTGTAGTAGCACGTGCACAAATGAACATTTTAGAGCAAATATCATTTTTAATTATATGTAAATAGTATTGTTAGGGAAATGATTTTATGACCAACATTAAACACGATTTAGACCATGAAGTTTACATTGAAGATGATGGCAAAGAGCACATCAATCATGGTAAAATGGAATACACTAAGGCAGACTTAGAATCTGCTCATGCTTATTATGATGAATATCATAAAGATGATGAAGTTAGAAAAGATGATGGTAAAATCAATGATTGGCACACTAGACATGAAGATAAACATCTAGAAGTCTATTGTGATAATCACCCTGATGCAGAAGAATGTAGAGTTTATGACGACTAACCATGGAAAAAGAATTTTTAAGAGAAATATCTAACGATAAGTCTACCCCTAAGCAAAATAAAGTATCAGGACACAACGATCTATACTTTATAGATGAAGATGGTGAAAAAATAGATACTAAAAATGAGCCTGTTACATTAAATGAATTTTAGTGACTAAATAAGGTAGAATTCTTGTATTAATATAAAGTGCCTGTTCAAAGGGTAAGTCAATCATTTAAAGATATTAGTGCTACTTTTCAGATTAACCCTCTGAATAGAGATCTAATTGGGCTTAAAAATGGGAATGCTATTGCAAGATCTATTCGTAATCTTATTTTGACTGTTCCTGGTGAACGTCCTTTTAATCCTGTACTGGGATCACAAGTGACTAATTTACTCTTTGAAAATTTAGATAAATTAACTGCTTCTACTATTAAAACTGAAATTATTAATACTATACAAAACTTTGAACCTCGGGTTAGGTTGAATGAAGTAATTGTAAAAGCAAACCCAGATAATAATGAATTTGATGTAAAAATTCAATATTATATTATTGGAATTGATATTCCACTACAAGAACTCACATTCGCCTTAGTACCCACTAGATAAATGCCTCTAGTTAATTTTAGCAATATAGATTTTGATCAAATTAAGGTCTCTATACGAGATTATTTGAAAGCGAACAGCAATTTTACTGATTATGATTTTGAAGGATCAAATCTATCCACCATAATAGATACCTTAGCATACAATACTTACATTTCATCATATAATGCTAATATGGTGACTAATGAGGTGTTTATTGATAGTGCTACCCTGAGGGAGAATATAGTCTCTCTGGCAAGGAATATAGGGTACGTACCAAGGTCTAGAAAATCAGCAACAGCAACTATTACCTTTGAAGTAAATGTTGGAAGTGCTAATGTATCAACAATAACCTTAAAACCAGGAATTGTTGCTACATCTAGTTTACTTTTTGGAAAACAATCTTATGTTTTCTCAGTTTTAGAAGAAACCAAGGCTACTGTAAGTTCTGGGGGCATTGCAACCTTCCAAAATGTGCCCATTTATGAAGGAACTTTTGTAAAACAGTCATTTACAGTCAGTTCAAGGACCCCAAATCAAAGATTTACCCTTACAAATACTGGAATTGACACAAGTTTACTAAAAGTTATAGTAAAAAGAGATGAAGCTTCCACTGTTTCAAGAGTTTTTAGAAAATTTGACAGTTTATATGAAATAAATTCTGAAACTCCAGCATATTTTCTTCAAGAAGTGGAAAATGAGAGGTATGAATTGCTCTTCGGAGATGGAATTATTGGAATGAAGCTAAGTGAATCTGAATTATCTTACATTGAAGCAACATATATTGTCTCTAGTGGTGAATCTGGCAATAATATTTCAGAATTTTCCTTTGCGGGGCAGTTATTAGACCAAAATGGGGACGCTGTTACCACTGGAATTTCTGTTATTAGCACAGAGGCAGCTTCATATGGTGGATCTTCTATTGAAAGTGTTGAATCTATTAAAAAATATGCCACTCAAATCTATGCTTCTAAAAATAGAGCAGTAACTGCTGCAGATTATGAGGCAATTTTGCCTAGAATTTACCCAGAAGCAGAGTCCGTTTCTGCTTATGGTGGGGAAACTTTAGATCCTCCAGCATATGGAAGAGTTTTTGTCAGTGTTAAACCTTTTAATGGCACTCATTTGTCTAGTTCCATCAAAAGAAGCATTTCAAATGATTTGAAAAAGTACTCTGTTGCTGGAATTATACCAGAAATCATTGATTTAAAGTATTTGTGGATAGAAACTGATTCAAATGTCTATTATAACACTAACTTATCAGCTGGTGCTGATAATGTAAAGTCCATAGTATTGAATAATATCTTAAATTACTCTAATTCTTCTCAGTTAAATAAATTTGGTGGGAGATTTAAGTATAGTAAATTTCAAAAAATCATTGATGACAGTAATGAAGCAGTAACTTCTAATATCACAACAGTGGCTATGAGGAGGGATTTAGAAGCTTCAATAGGTCAATTTGGTGAATATGAACTTTGCTTTGGTAATCGATTCTATATTAGAAATCCTGGAAAACCTCCAGTTATGGATAATATGGTCATTGGTTATAATATTAGATCTTCTGGATTTAAAGTAAGTGGAATGAGTGATACTCTCTATTTGGGAGATATCCCAAATTCAGATTTAAAAACTGGATCATTACTTTTCTTTAAATTAAATTCACCTACAGAGGTCGTAATTGTCAAAAAGTCAGTTGGTACAATTGATTATATTAAAGGAGAAGTTAAACTTAATGCTATTAAGTTTATACAAACTGAAGTGAATCGTGGATCACCTTTAATTGAAATTTCTGCTACACCTTATTCTAATGATGTGATTGGATTACAAGACCTTTATTTGCAGCTAGATATGAGTAACGTGAGCGTTACTATGGTAGATGATAGAATTTCTTCTGGAAATGATAATTCTGGTGGTAACTATCTAGTTAAATCTAGTTATGTAGATAATCTAGTTCGTGGAAACCCTATTTACTCCTCATAAAAAATAATCCTAAGTAAATGGCAATAGATAGAATTCAGTTCCAAGACCTCGTTGCTAGTCAACTCCCAACGTATATTGAAGAAGATTTTCCTCTGCTTGGGGAATTTTTAAAGCAATATTATGTGTCTCAAGAAATTGAGGGAGGTACGTACGATTTAATACAAAATATAGATCAATATGTAAAGGTTGATGAATTATATAATCTTAAAGATTCTACTACTCTAAGTTCTGATATTTCATTTGTAGAGACAACTGTAGGTACAGGATCTTCTACCAATTTTACTCAAGGATTTCCAGAAAAGAATGGTGTTATAAAAATTGATAATGAAATAATATTTTATGGTAATAAAACAGCAACCTCTTTTGAGGACTGTGTAAGGGGTTTCAGTGGCATTACAACCTACATCGGGTCTAATACCCCAGATAAGTTAGTATTTGAAGAAAGTGCTGTTGAGGAGCATAAGGAAGGGTCTGTAATACACAATTTAAATGTCCTCTTCCTTAAGGAATTTTTTAGAAAGATTAAGCGTCAATTTACTCCAGGATTTTCTGAAAGGCAATTAACTTCTAATCTTGATGAAAGGAATTTTCTTTTCGGGGCAAGTGATTTTTATGAGGCTAAGGGAACTGATGAAGGATTTAAAATTCTCTTTAAAGCTTTATATGGTGACGAAGTAAAAGTTATTAAACCTAGTGATTTTCTATTCCGTCCTTCTGATGGAGATTATTTAATTACAGAAGATTTTGTTGTTGAAAAGATAAGTGGAGATCCTTTAGACTTAAAGAATTTAACTCTTTTCCAAGATAGCACTAATGCTAGAGGGACAGTAACTAATGTTCAAAGTTTAATATTTGGTGGAGGTCAATATTATCAAGTTAGTATTGATGGAGGATATAATAGAGATAGTGATGTAACTGGAACAATTTATGGTAAATTCCAACCTAACCCAAAAACTCAACTTTTAACTAGTGTAGGGTCTGGTGCTACTGTTTTGGATGTTGATTCTACTATTGGATTCCCTCCTTCTGGAGAATTGGATATTGTTGATAAAAATGGAAATAGAACTATTTTAAAATATGAAAGTAAATCTTCTACCCAATTCTTTGATGTTCTTACTGGAGCAGGAACTACTCTAGCTAAAGCATTGGATAAAAAGGTAGATGTACATTTGAATGATTATTCATATGCATATGCTGGTATCACTACTGCTGATAGAATTAAAGTTAGAGTTACTACTACTCTTAAAGATCTTCAATTAAATGAACCAACTTATCTGTATAATGTAAATGATACTGTTTCACTTCAATCTTTAGGGATAGAGTCAGAAGAAATTAAGTCTCAAAATTGGAATTTTAATATTAAATCAGAATGGAATATAAACACAGTTTCTCTTATTGATTCTACTGAGAATAAGTATCTTTTCAGTACTCATGATGATAATGGTTTAAAAGTAGGATATGATATCAATGTAACTGATTCTTATGATTCTCTTATTGGTGGACGGGTAATTAAGAAAACTTCAGGAGCTGGATTTGAGGCTATTTTAGATTCTTCTATTGATGTTAATGGAACTTTTAAGGTAGAAAATAAACTTTTAAAAGGTAATCAGGAAAACCAACCTTATGTTAATCAATCTGTAGCTAACGTTCAAAATACATATTCCAAATTTGATGGAGATGTTTTAGTAGCATCTAATTCTATTCCCAGTTGGGGTGAAGATACATTATTAGATGTTTATGATAAAATTAGATCTTTTTCTGGATCAGCTGATAATGAAACTATTACTTTTGAAGGATTAGATGATCATGGTTTCTATACTGGTGATGGTGTTTATTATGAGCAAGGTCTTATTATAGATGCTAATGATATTGATGGAAATACAGTTACTACTACTAGTGTAAGTAAGTTTAGTAACATGGATCAAGGTGTTTACTATGTTTATAGAGTAAATGCTACTAGTATTAAATTAGCAAGAAGTAGAGCAGATTTATATGATGAAGATTACATTAGTCCAGATGGAACTGTAGTTAATAATAGATTCATTTATTATCCTTTTCATAATAAATCAATAGCTCCTCAACAACTTTATAGGAATATTGTTGAACCTGTTAAAAAAGATGATTCTTATGAAACTTATACTGGTCATACTGGAATATTAATTAATGGTGTAGAAATAATTAACTATAAGTCTGGAGATCAAGTAGTTTATGGTGATATAAAAAATATTGATGTAATAGATGGTGGAACTGGGTACGATGTTATTAATCCACCTCTTTTCCATGTTTCTGATGTAGTAGGAACAGGTGCTACTGGAACAACTGCTGTTGAAGGTAATTTAGCAGAAATTAGAGTAGTAGATAAAGGATTTGATTATCTTGAGACTCCTGTTGTAAAAATTACTGGGGGTAATCCTGTAGAAGAGGCTTCTGCAGAAGCTATTATAACAGATATTATTCATTCAGTTTCTTTTAGTGCTGAAAGAATTGGAGGAAATATTGCTGTTTCTACTGATGGTGGATTAACTGGCATTGGTACTACTGTTGCTTCCATAGGATTCTCTACATACCATAAATTTGCTCCTCAAGAACGTGTTGTTTATAAGTCTAATGGGGGAGTAGCTCCTGTAGGTCTTGTTACTGATAATTCTTACTATGTAAAAGTTGTTAATGATGTTAAGATTCAATTACACCCCAGTTATAGTGATGCATTACTTGGTATTAATACAATAGGGTTTACTGATTATGGAACAGGTACTCAGAGTATTCAATCTTATAATAAAAAGAATATAGTATCTAATATTGTTGTAACTAATCCGGGTTCTGGGTATAAAAATAAGAAAAGAGAAATTGTTGTTAGTGGAATTAACACTTCCACTGATTTATTCAAGATAAACAATCATGGATATGAAACTGGAGAAATAATTAGATATAGTTATGAAGGTGGATCTAATACTTTATCAGGACTTTCTAGTACTACTGATTATTATGTTGCAAAATTAGATGATGATAATTTTAGATTATGTTTAGTGGGAAGTGGGGAGACTACCAATTATTATTTGGAGAATGATATCTACGTTTCTTTAGGTTCTACTGGAACAGGATCTTTTAATTATAAACCTATTAGTGTTACTATTGAGGGCAATATTGGTATTGCTACTTTAACAGGTCAAGATTTTAGAGCAAAAATTCAACCCCTCTTTAGAGGTAAAATTAATTCTGTAGATTTAACCAATAATGGAACTGGATATGGTTCTTCTGAAGTTATTAATTTAGATAGACAACCAGAAATTATTTTCCAAAGTGGAAATAGTGCTTTAATAAGTCCTGTTATTGAGAATGGACGTATTGTAGATGTTGTTATTAATGCAAATGGTAATCAATACAATACTCCTCCTAATTTAGTATTAAGTGGAGTAGGATCTTTTGCAAGATTAACTCCTATTATTAATAATGGACAACTTATAGAAGTAAAAGTAATTAATGGGGGCATTGGATATGAAGATGGTAGATCTTCTATTAAAGTTGAAGCAGCAGGTAAAAATTCTGTTACTGATGTAGATATTAGAAGGTGGAATATTAACCTATTTGAGAAAGATTATAATAATATTTCTCCTGATGATACGTTCTTAAGTAATAATATTGCCAATGATTCTCTGCAGTATGGATATGTCTATGTTCCACGATATCTAAGAGAAAATACATATGGGGTAACCGAAGGGGCTACTCTCTATGGATATCCAGATTTAGATAGGGATATTGCTACTGGAGAGGAGGAGAATAGTAAATATCATTCTCCTATAATTGGATGGGCATATGATGGGCATCCCATTTATGGTCCTTATGGTTATGCTACTAGGACAGGAGGTGGTATAACCAGAATGAAATCTGGTTATGCATTAGACATTGATACAACCCATAGACCAGATGTTGGATTATATAAAGAAGGATTCTTTGTAGAAGATTATACCTTCCAAGATGAAGGAGATTTAGATGTTCATAATGGAAGATTCTGCGTCACTCCTGATTATCCTAATGGTGTTTATGCATATTTTGCTAGCATAGATTCTGTTAATAGTAGTTCAGGGCCATTCTCTAAATCTAGGGCTCCTGTTTTCCCCTATCTTGTAGGACAAAGTTATCATTCGCAACCAATTGCGTTTAATTTTAAAAATTCTTCTAATCAAACTGAATATGATTTAGTAGGTAATTCTTGGTTAAGAAATACAACTCCTTATAATTTAAATAAAGCGAATAGTGGATATCAATACATTTTTAATTCCAATAAGCTAAAGAAACAAACTCTTAATGTTGAAGCTGCAACTATTGGAAATATAGAATCTGTAAAAGTTATTTCCGGAGGAGATAACTATCAAGTTAAGGATAGAATTACTTTCGCTAATGAGGGAACTTCTGGAAGTGGAGGAAGAGCAAGAGTTGAAAGGATTGCTGGAAAAGAAATTATAACTGTTACTACTGATAGTACAGAATTAAATGATGTAGAATTTACTACTGATAATTTCCGTCAATTAATAGGATATAGCTCTACTCCTCATTCATTTGTTAATAAGCAAATTATAAATGTTAGTGGACTTTCTACTTATTATCCTGATGCTAGTGGAGTATTTAATGCTGGAATAAGATCAGATATCTTTACATTAAGTCTTGGCGTAGGAGATACGGCAACTACTGGTATTGTTACTTATTTCTATTTGTCTGGTGATTATAATTATTTGCGTCCAAATGATATTTTGGGAATAGGAACTGAAAATGTTAAGGTTTTAAATATAGATGCAAAAGGTGAAAGAGTTAGGGTTTTAAGAGAAGCAAATGGCACAGAAAATTCTGGTCTTGCTTATACTAATAGTAGAACAGTATTTGAAGTTCCTAGAAAATTTAGAATCGATGTTGGTCTTTCCAAAACAACTCAATCATTTAAATTAAATAATGAATTATATTTCTATCCTCCAGAATCTGTAGGATTAGGAACAAGAACTCCTACTGGATCTGGCACAACCATTACTTTTGCAACTCCAACAGTTGGTGGAGCTGCTTCTATATTCTTGGAGCCCCAATCCATTTATCTTCCTGATCATGGATTAGGGTTGAATGATAAACTGACTTATAATGTTAATTTCTTGAATAATGGCGATGTGGCCACTGCTATTTCTTGCTGGAATGGTATTTCCACTCATGGTGCCCGTTATCAACCTTTAACTGCTTTTGACACTTTATATGTTGCTCCTTTAACCAGGGATACTATTGGTCTTGGGACAAATCAAGTTGGAATGGGAACTACTGGTAGTTATGTGGGTGTTGGCACAGATCTTGGACTTTTATATTTCACTTCTGTTGGAACAGGCACTTATCATAGCTTTAAGACTTCTTATGATGCTGTATTAAGTGCTCAAGTAAGTATTAGCACTGTTACTGTTGCAGTATCTACTGCTCATGGATTATCTGAAGGCGATAAGGTCATTGTAGATTTAAATCCAAAAACTACTAAAACAATAGATGTTAGATATGATGATTATAATAGAAGAATTGTATTTGATCCAGTAACTTTTACATCAAGTTCTGTAGATGTTAATCAAAATACTATTACTTTAACTAATCATGGATATAACACTGGTGATAAGGTAATTTATAAATCATCTTCCCCTATGACAAACCTTCAACATGAAGGAATGTATTTCGTCATAGTTTATACTCCAAATAAGATTAAATTAGCTAATTTAGAAGTAGATGTAGAAAATGGAGTTCCCATTAATATATCTAATCCTTCTACTGGTACTATTTGTAGAATTAATCCTTTAGTTGAAGTTAGTAAGAATCAAACTCTAAAATTTGATCTATCTCATTCCACGTTATCTTTCATTCAGAATAGTGTTTCTTATTCTGCTTTTGATTTAAACCTTTATAGTGATAATAATTATAGTAATCAATTCTGGACATCTAAAGCAACATCTACATTTGAAGTTACCAAGAGTGGAGATCCTGGAATAACTACTACTGCTCATTTAACTTTAGAATTAAAAGATGATGTTCCAAATAATTTGTGGTATAAATTCTCCCTTCAAAATACAGATATTATTCCTGCTGTTAAGAGTGAATTAGTTATTGATAAGGAAGCATATGGTTATACTAAAATTAATTCGGTAAAGAGTATCTACGATGGAGAACAAACTGTTGTAGGAGTTGGAACTACTACGTTTACATATGATATTAAAGAAATTCCTGCAAAAACTGGATATGGATCAACTGATTCTGCAGCAACTTATAAAACTACTTCTCTTACAGCAGATGGACCTATTGAGTTAGTAAAAGTAACTCAAACTGGATTCTCTTATAAGAATCTACCGGGAATTGGTAGTATTACTAGCACTTTGGGATCAGGAGCTCTTTTAGAAGCACAAAGTGAGAATATAGGATCTATTTTAGCAACTGAGTGGGACGCTAATGGAATTGGATGGGCATATCCTTCAGATCAAACTCTAAAAGGAGTTGCAAATCTTCCAGAAATTCTAAAAATAGAACCCTTATCCTCATTTAAGAGTATTGGTATTTCTTCTGCAGGTAAAAATTATCTAGTAGCACCAGATTTGCTTGTCATTGATGGATATACTAAAGAAATTCTTACAGAAGCTGATATAAAGTATGAATTAGGAGATACTCAGATTGATATTATATACAATCCTACTGGACTTTATAATACACCTCCAACTATTCTTCCTATTAATAATTCCAATGGAGTTGGAATTACTTCCCTTAGTTATACTGATGCAACTAAGAGAGTAAAACTTTATCTTGACACTACCTTTAGTGACGCGGAAGATTTTCCTTATAAAGTAGATGAGACTATTTTAGTTGAAAATGTTAATATTGGGGTTGACACAACTGGAAAAGGTTATGATTCTTCTGGATATGACTATGCATTGTTTGAAATCACTGCAGTTGACCCTCAATTAGGTGGTAGTGGAGCTTGGGTAGAATATAGTCTAGAGGATTATCTAGGGTCTGGAGAGGTTCCTGGAGCAGTCTTATCCCAGACTTCTTATGCTAGAGTAATACCTAGTAATCAATTCCCAATTTTTGATGTAGTATTGAAGAAAAATAATTTTGCAATTGGGGAAGATGTAACTAATGGTGATCTTGTTGGTCTTGTTCAATCGTGGAACAATCAAACAGAGTATCTAAAAGTGGCTGTCAGTGGAGAGTATGATATTGGTGATACTCTTAAAGGATTGAGTTCTGGAACTCAAGGTGTAGTAGGAAGTAAGATTGATTTCAATGCTGAAATCAGAACAGGGGCGGGAGCAACAATATTAAGTGGATTCCAGAAGAATACTGGATTCTTGAATAACAGTATGCAGAAGTTACCAGATAATCACTATTATCAGAACTTCTCTTATTCAATTAGCTCTAAAGTACCTTATGATACCTGGAATGATCCAGTAAGTGTTTTAGGTCATGCATCTGGATTTGGTAAATTTGCTGATCTTCAGATTATAAGTGAACAAAACAATCCTGTGCAAGCAGTAGTGGTAGCTGATGAAAGTAATATTGATGTTGTAGTTGATATTATTAGTGAGGGGGATTTAAATTGTGAATATAATTTTGATTATGTAAGTGAAGGTACTGTCTTCATTAATGGTGGAATGTTCTCTAATGAGATAATCTTTGAGAATAGAGTTATATCTGATTACTATGAATCTGTTGGAAACAGAGTTCTAACTATAGATGATTTTAGTTCCTCATTTAATAGTAATGAAGGATCTACTAAGTATGGAACAGTAGGAGCAGGTAATTCAAATTATACTTTCAGTAAGATAATAACTTATGTAAAAGATAGATCTTATACTGATGAAAGACAATTTGCAATTGTAGGTGTTGTTCAAAATGAAGCAGTAGGATACATTAATCAGTATGCAACTATTGAGTCTGTTGATGATCTAGGATATTTTAGTTACATCAATACATCTACTGGTTGGGATTTAACTTTCTATCCTAATAATTATGAAACTAGGACATATGATATGTCCACTCTTAATTTCAGTATTTTGAATAATTATAGTGGAATTACAACCACTGCTCAGTTAGGAGATGTTGTTAATATTAGTAGTGGAGTAGCAACTGTTTCTGCAGGTTCTTCAGGAAATCTTGTTTCTATATCTTCTACCTATAGAGCTGCAAAAGTCCTCG